CTTCTTGATAACCTAATCTAGATATTCCACCACCTGCCATTGTTAAAGGTGTGCCTCCACCTAATTGTGGTTGTCCATAATTTAATAATGGATTCATTGTAATATTTTGTGCTGAAGAAAAAGAAGGTTGCTGTTGTTGTGGAACTTGTAATGGTTGACCATAATCCATTGGCAATGTGCCTATTCCACCCATTTGATATAATTGTCGATTCATTTGTGCTCGCGATATTGTCATAATTTAATAGTTAATAAGGCAGGCACAAAGTCCTGAAAACGTATACTTTACTTGTTTTTATCAGTATCGTCAACGGTTTTTACAATTTCTAAATTATCCTGTAATCTACCATTATACTGATATTCACCAACGTGTGTTATATATTCATCTATTAAACAATAACATTTACCACCTATTTTAGTCCACTTTTTACAAAATCCAAAGTCTTCCCCATAATACTTTTTAGATTCTTTTTCATGAACGGTATCAAAAAAATTATACATATAAGGATTAGTTTTAGCTTCTCCATTTACAATCGTTGCTTGGTCAATAAAATCATCAGGATATTCTTTAATCATTTTATCAAATACTTGTCTTTTAATTAACATACATCCCGTGGGCGCGTGCGAGACTTCTATTAATCCATTTACTACACTTATTTGTTTATTGTTTTCATCTATTAAATTATCCATTTTTATTGGATAGATAAAACCAGCTTTCATTAATTCATCTTGAGTTGTAATTTTACCTTTTTGTAATCTTTCCCATATTTGTTCCCAATGAATATGTTTCATAGGATAAGGAGTTGCGATTACTTCTTTATCAAACTTTAACATTTTCATAATTGTTTCAAATTTAAAATCAATGTCTGAATCTATAAACAACAGGTGTGTATATTTACCGGGATCACCTAAAAAATTAGCTACACATAAATTTCTTCCCTGTGTAACTAAGGATGATTTTAGAAGTGAAAATGAAACCATAATTCCATTCATCATACAAGCTTGTTGAAACTTTAATAGAGCTTGCGTATAATGAATTGAACATTCACTATGCACTGGTGTTGCAACATAAATTCTAATTTCAGGTTCTTTTAATTTATTAGTGAAACTATTTTCTTCTGTTTTAAACCAAATAGGTTTACTTGGATCTTGCATTAATCACTCCTTCTAAAAATTTGTTCCAAACACCTTTTCTTAATTCCCATGAATAAAATCTATTAGTATAATCTATTTGAATCTGTAAATGTTCTTTAACATGATCTTTATGTATTTGACCTGCTGCAGTATCAATGACTTGTGCAAAAGTTTTAGCTAATCTTACAAAATCTTTTTCATAAGGAATGTAAACTGCAAAATCAGAACAAGTTTCAAATAGTGCACCATAATCAGTTACAATAGTATAAAGTCCTGCAGCCATTGCTTCTATTGCAGCAATACAAGATGTTTCTTCCCATATATTAGGATAAGCAAACATATGATAATTTTTAAGATTATCTTTTATAAATTCATTAGGTTTATAGCCAATGTAACTTACATTCTTTAATGCTTTTGCTTGATTATATAATTCTTTAAATTTATCATCATTAGCTTTTTTAAATTGATCTCCATAAACTTGAGTTGAAGAATATACATCTAAATGAACTGATTTATTTGTAACAAGCTGCATTGCAGCAAGTAATACATTTAAACCTCGCCACGGCGTTGAAGTATATATTAATTTAATAGGATCCCCTACATTATGATCTAGTTTTCTAGGTTCAATTTTATCTATGGCGTTTTTAATAACTAATGATTTATGAGTAGGTATATCAAACATCATTCTAAATTTTTCATAACACCAATGAGAATTAAATACATACCAATCATATTTTTTATGATTATCTTTATCTTTAAACCATGGCGCTAAATTTGATTGATCGTATGAATTTTGTTGCCAAAGAATATTTGGTTTAGTTGGATGTAAAGGTATTTTTTCAGGTATAGATGTAGTTATTTGTACCTGATCTAGTAATTTTTTATCTGCAAATTTCTCAAGTAATTCTACCTGTAATTCTGTTCCGCCCCTAGGTTTCATTTTTTATTCATTACTTTCTGAAATAAATCTAATCCTTTGCTAGATATGGTAATAGACACATCTTTTTGTAAATCTTCTATTGTGTTTTCTTTTAGAAAATCTTCCATTGTTTTATATGTCTTTCCAGTTTTTTTACTTTTTATAATTTCTTCTGTATTAGTTGTATTATCCATTTTCTCCTGTTCTGTCTAATAATGCATAACTGATGACACCTTTAATAACATCAACAGTTGGTGTTTGAGCTAGTATAGCATCTCCTTCTTCTAAATTCAAGACTGTCTGAGCAGCATTTCCATTACATAGTCCTGGAATGGAAGCATGTAGAAATTGATAATTTGTAGTTGAGGATGAATCATAAACATACATATCTAATATAGCTGCAGTTGAACTATCATTTGTTACAGCAATATCTTTAACGATTGCGTTAGAAGAAGTATTAATTGTTAACACTGTTGTTAAGGTTGTTGTTGATAAAACAAATCCTTGATTTTTATAAAATATAGCCATTATGTTAAATCATACCATTTTAATAAACCAGCTACATCTCCATTAGCTGTTCCTGGTCTTACTCCTAATGTTAAAGTATCTGATACACCTGCAATAGTTTGTCCAAGTTGATTTGCAAATGCTATAAAATCTCCACCTAAAGTAAAAGGTGCAGTTTTACCTCCTAAATATCCTCCAGCAATTCTTGTTCCTAATGTAGTTAAATCAACTGTAGTTAAATCTCGTTCTACATTATCACTAAAACTTGTATATGAAAATGGAGAGGATGGTGTAGCATTAACAAATAACCCCCATTCAAAATCTCCATTAGATATGTTTAAAACATCTACTCCAGACGGAACTATAACTGCATAAGGCCTTCCTGTTTTAATTCTAATTGTTGCAATATTATAATAAGTATTTGCTGTAGTTAAATTTACACCAGCACTAACTGTACCTGTTCCAATCATTTCTTCTACTCCTTGTGGAGAATATCCACCTTCAGAAATACAAGAAGAACATATTTGTTGTAATACATAAGTACCCGCTGTTAATGTTCCAGCTCTTTCAATTTCATAACGAATTGGAAGATTGGCTGTTTGCATATAAACAGTTGTTAAACTATTAGCATTATTAAAAGTATGTGCTGTAATTAATTGACCATTAATAACAAATCCAACTCTAACAGATCCTACCCCTAACCATTCAATATCTATAAATAATATATTAGATGTCGCTGGATCTAAATCAAATCCACTTGCACCTGTTCCATCTAATTTATCACCGTTCCAAGATGATTGTGATATTTCAGTATCAACTGCTGCGCCGGATGTATAAGTACGTCTTACTATTTTTAAAGTTGTTCCATCAGCATAAAAAAATATTCCATTATTTGCATCAAATAAACCAACCTTTTGTTTTAAGTTTGTAGTAGGTTCATTCATTACAAAGGTATTAAAAATAAGTAATGATTTACCTGGTTGATAAGACATGACTCTTTTAGATTGTCTTATTGTTTTAGATCCCGCTGCTTCTGTTACATTTAAATTAACTGTAGATTTATTAGCTGTATAAGTAACACTTCCACCATTTGCAGTTGATGGATCAAATAAATTATTCTGTGACATTATATTCTTACTGTCAAAGATCGTAAGAGGGTTTGATACTCTTAATCTTCCAAATGCATCATAAGCATTAGAACCAGATCCTCCCCCTATTTGAATAGGTTGTGGTGGGCAAAAAGAGCCAGCTTGTGTTCCATATATAAATTGTGTCATAGCATTTTGTTGGTTAATTAAATCTTGTTGATATCCAAAGTTAAGTTGATTTTTAATTGTATTAAGTGCTTCAAGTATTTGTCTTTGATTGTTAACATCATAATCCTGTGTAGGTTCTGGTATGTATGCAGTTATTTTTGCCATTATCTTCTTCCGCCTGCTTCAATATCTAATCTCAAAGTTCCGTATCTCCAAGTTTCATTAAGAGCATCATTTTCTATTTTTAAACTTACCTGTCTTCCTCGCACGCGCGTATCTACTTTAGTTGTTGAAGAAGTGATTGTAAAGGGTCCGGTAATTAATGGCGGTGTTGTAGATGGTGTTGAATCAGCATTTGCTGGATAATCCCTAAAGAATAAAGTAATTTTAGCATTGCCTTCTAAATTTTTAAAGTCTGGAACAAATCGTTTAACACGCATAATCAATTGTCCATCTCCACCTAAACCTTGTTCAGAAATATCATAATCTCCAGATTGAACGTAGGAAGTAATTGCAGTTTCAACTCCTAGTGCATTAACTTCATTTACACCCGTTTCATGTTCCCAGTATTTAGTTGAGCCAAAAGTATTAGTTACGCCATTAATGGTAGGAAACGTAGGTGTTGCATTTGCAGTATATTGAGTAGCATAAGGTAGATCAAAAGATTCTGCATCTACATAAGTTGTTCTTGCTAATGATCCAACAGCCCAAGTATTTTCAAGATAATTATAAACTACATTTCTATCTACTTGAGAAGAATTTGATTGTGCATAATTCCAACCTACTTCATTATATAAACTGTTGTGATATGCATAAGTTATTTGACTTGCATTATAATTAATTCCTAAACTACCACTTTCTGTTGTAAATACAAAATCTTCAACTAAGGATGATAATTGTTTTACCGTTCCATCATAGACAAAGAAACCTCCTCCAAACCCAATCCAGAATACTGCACCCTGTGCAAACACCATTGCATGTTGACCAATACATCCGCAATTTGTACCCACCTGTCTTACAGAGAATGTAAATGGAGGTCCAACAAATTGAATAACATAAGCTGCAGCATCGGTAAGTACAAAAACATAATCTTTACCTTGTACAGCCCCTATAATCTCGTTGCCCGTATCTAGTCTAAATGTTCCTGCAGTATTTGTAACCGTTGGGTTCCAAGTATTAATATCTTCTTGATTTGAAAATCTTATAAACATCGGGTCTTGAGATGTCGTATCACCAATTGTAGTCTCAGTTCCAAATGCAAATAAATGTCGGTCTCTATCTGATACGAGTGTCATAACAGAAGCTGTTGGTGCATTAGAAACCACTGTTGCTCTTGTTGATAAAGGTGCTGCTATAGATGGATTCCAAGTAAATGTTTTTCCATTCTTAATGGTTGCAACTAGAATCTGGCCAAAGTTATCGAGCGACCAGGAGCCGGGGGCTAATATTGTATTTGTAGTATTTGATTGTATACCCCAACCTGTCCATAAAGTTGCATTAGTTACAATTGCATTATCTAAATGGGATGCAGCCGTTGTACCATTAGTTCCTCTAACACAACCGGTAAAATCTGTTCCAGTTTTAGCGGCGTAAGTAATTAATTCAGTTCCAATAGCTAATACTCCAGAAGCTGGAAATCCTGTTGTTGAATCTACAATAATAGTTGTATCTCCACTAGTACGTGATCCATTTAATTGATTTGTAATTGAAGTTGGATTTGATCCACCAAAGTATCCTGTACCATATCCATAAGCTGGAGTTTGAAATGTAGGTCCAATTCTAACGTAAGGAGTTGTAGTAATAGTACCTCCTGCTGTTACACCTGTTCCACCTTCAACGCTTGGCATTGTAACTGTAAAGGTTCCAGACGTAGGTACTGATAAAACTTCAAAAACATTTGTTGTAAAACTTGCTGATGTATAACTTGTTGTAGTAGGTCCTGGAGTTGTGACACCTGTAAATATAATATAATCACCCACCTCTAAATTATGAGCTGCTTTGTTAATAGTAACTGTTGCTGATCCTGTTGTTGATGTATAAGTACAAGAAGTTAGTGCACTATTAAGAGGTGTAATATCATAAAATTGACCTTCATAATAAATAACTAATAATTTTGAAGTTCCTATTGCTGCATATTTTTTACCATCTAATGCTGTCCAAGTATGCTGGTCTCTTGCAGGTCCTGCTAAAGTTGTATTAACTAATTGTTGCCAACCACCTATTTTTTGTGGTTCACCATATCGAAATCTAACATTATCCCCATCAATCCATTGCCCTTCGGCTCCGGTTGCAGTTTGTTGTTTATTAAATCCTGGCTTAAACTGTATTTTTTGTAATGGCATAAGAAATCTCTATACCACCAAATCTGTTGATTTACACTACTTTAGTGAATGGTGGTAATCCTAACAAAGGTCTTTTATCATATAAATTGGAATCTGCAAACTGTCCATTTACATGGTTATAATGCAAGAAAACTTGCGCACAAATGTTACCAGTAAACTCTTCTCTCCAATGTTCTAATTCACATCCAGAATATACTAACATATCACCAGGTTCTAGATCTACTCTTATGCCTTTTGGTGCATCTGGTTTCATTATATTCTTATATTCATCAATTACATTATTACTTCCTGTTGTATCTAAATAGATA